GGCGAGCGCTCGCGGGGGCCGGCGGTTCCATGCCGGGACCGTCGAGCTGGAGGTTCGGTCCGACGGCGGTCCGCCGGCGATCTCCGGATATGCCGCCGTGTTTTACGACGGGACGCCGGCGACGGAATTCCGGCTGTTCGATGATCTCGTCGAACGGATTCTCCCCAAAGCATTCGACCGGATGATCCGCGAGAAACAGGACGTCGTCGCGCTGTCGAATCACGACAAGAACCGGGTTCTCGGGCGGCGGTCGAACGGGTCGCTGTCGCTGACGACGGATCGACGCGGGCTCCGCTATCGGCTGACGCCGCCGGCGGACACGACAGCCGTCCGGGACACGGTCGCGGATCTCCGGGCCGGAAACGTCACGGGCTCGTCGTTCTCGTTCGACGTGGGCAAGGGTGGCCGGAATTTCGTCGAGGACGAGAAACGCGGGGTCGAGGTCGTCGAGCTCGTCGATATCGAGCGGGTCGGCGACGTCGGGCCGGTGACGTTCCCGGCGTATTCCGCGACGACCGCGGAGCTCGACGCGATCCGGTCGGAGATCCGATCGGGCCGGCAGCTCCGGCAGCGCTTGACCGAATACGCTCGACGGGCGAAAATCGTATAGGACCGTCGGATCGTCACCGATCCCGACAGCCCCCACCCGAGCCGGTTCCAGACGTCGGAGCCCGGGCCGGCTCGATTTCGGAATCCCGACGGGGAGCCGCCGACGTGAAACCGTCCGCGAGCTCGTCCGGGCGCTCGAACCGTTCCGCGTAGTCCGGAACGCGAGCAGACGACGAAACCGGAAACGAAATTTCCGACGCGGTCCGTCCGTGTCGCTGGAGCTGATCCAATGTTGAAGAAACTACGCGAGAAAAAAGTCGAGCTCGCGACCGCGATCCGGCAGCTCGCCGAAACGGTGAACGGCGAGAACCGGGATTTCACAAGCGAAGAACGCGAACGGTGGGACAAAGTCAATTCGGAATATGACGCGACGAACGCGAAGATCGAAGCCGCGGGCCGGCTCGCCGTTCTCGACGGCGACGCGGTCCGGGACGATCACGTCGGCGTCGGAGCCGCGCGCGGCGTCCAGGCCGGCAGCTCGAACGACGCGGACGCGGGGTTCGGCGGCGTCCGGGATCGGAACGGGAACACGTCCGGGCGACGCCGGCGACAGAACCGGATCGATCCGGAGATCGAAAGCCGGGCGATTTCGGCATGGTGCGCGCATCAGCTCGGAATGTACGAAATCCCGGACGACGTCATGGAGGACGTTCGGGCGGCGGGGCTCCGTCTGGAGGCTCCGTTTTACGAAACGAAACTGCTCGAAACGCGGGAATTCCGGGAATTCCGAATGCAGTATTTTCGAGCTCAGTCCGTCGGGACGGATTCGGAAGGTGGATTTACGATCCCGGAAGGGTTCGTTAACGCGCTCGAACGGGCGCTGCTCGCGTTCGGCGGGATGATGCAAGTCTCCGACGTGATCCGGACGGCGACCGGGAACGATCTCCCGTGGCCCGAGTCGGACGACACGGGGAACACGGGCGAGCTGATCGCGGAGAACACGGCTCAGAACGAACAGGACGTCGTTTTCGCGGAAACCGTGCTCCAGGCGTTCAAGTATTCATCGAAGCTCGTCAAAGTCTCCGTCGAGCTGATCCAGGATTCCGCGTTCGATATCGCCGCGGTGCTCGGATCGATGCTCGGCGAGCGGATCGCCCGGATCCTGAATACGCATTTCACGACGGGCGACGGGACGGCGAAGCCGAACGGGATCGTCACGGCGTCGACGCTCGGCGTCACGGCGGCGGCGACGACCGCGGTCACGGGCGACGAGCTGATCGATCTGATTCATACGGTGGATCCCGCGTATCGGACGCCGGGGGCCGGGTTCATGATGAACGACACGGTCGTCTCCGCGATCCGGAAGCTCAAAGACGGAAATTCCGCGTATCTGTGGCAACCGTCGATTCAGCTCGGGACGCCCGACCGTCTGCTCGGGTGGCCGATCTCGATCAATCAGGATATGCCGGCAATGACGGCGGCGCTTAAGCCGATCCTGTTCGGGCAGTTTCGGAAATACAAGATTCGGATGGTCGCCGGGCTCCGTGTCCGCCGGCTCGTCGAGCGGTTCGCGGACGCGGATCAGGAAGGGTTCGTATCGTTTCAACGGGCGGACGGCGATCTGCTCGACGCCGGCACGAATCCGGTTAAGCATCTGATCACCGCGGCGGTCTGAAGCCGTTCGCGGTTGACAATTTGGAGGTTCATCCGATGCGTGTTCGTATGCTTTGCGGGCAAGCCGGCCCGGTGATCAATCGTGTGCCGGGCAAGGTTTACGAAATCGAGGACGGCGAAGCGGAGCGGCTGATCGCCGCGGGAGCCGCCGAGCTGCCGAACGCCGGCGAGCCGACGGGCGATCCGCCCCCCGTAAAACGGGGGCGGGGCCGTCCGCGTAAAACGGCGATCGATCAGCCGTCCGAAACCGCGGAGCTCGCGGAACCGGATTTCTAATCTATGCCGCTGTCGCTCGTCCAAACCGTCGCGCCGACCGTCGAGCCCGTGACGACGGCTCAAATGAAACGATGGCTCCGGATCGAGACGTCGGACGAGAACGACGACGTCGATCTGGCGATCGCCGCCGCCCGGCTCGCGGTCGAGGCATGGACGAACCGTTCGCTCGTCTCCGCGACGTTCACGCTGAAGCTCGACGCGTTCCCGCCGGCTCGCCGGCCCGACGTCGTCGATCCCCGGAATCCCACGATCTCCGTCGTCTCCAGGGCGGAGATCCTGATCCCGGTTTCTCCGCTCGTCTCCGCGACGATCGCGTATCTCCGCGAATCGGACGGGAATTCGACGGCGCTCGGAACGTCGATCTATGACGTCGAAACCGATTCTCTCCCCGGTCGGATTCTGCTCGCGTTCGATCAGACGTGGCCGGCGATCCGCCGGACACGTCACGCCGTCACGGTGACGTTCGTCGCCGGATATGGAACGTCGGCGGGCGACGTCCCGGAGAACGCCCGGCTCGCGGTCCAAATGCTCGCCGCGGATCTGTTCGAGCATCGGACAGCACAGACGGAGATCCGGATCGATCAGAATCGCGTCGTCGCGGATCTGCTCGCGGATATCGTCGTCCCGGAGGTTTTCTGAAATGGAACCCGGACGGCTCCGGCATCGGCTGAAGCTCCAGCGACGCGGGCCGGATCTCCGCGACACGGAAGGATCGATCGTCCCGAATTGGCTCGACGAGGGTTATCGATGGGTGGAGCTGGAGCAGCTCACGGAACGCGAGATTTTCTATTCCGATCAGATCGCTTCGCCGGCGACGCATCGGATCACGATCCGGTTCGAGAACGGGATCGATTCGACGGTCCGGTTCGTCGTCGATAACGCGGACGATCCGTCGCTCGGAGCCGACGTCCGGATCCTGAACGTCGTCGGACAGCCGAAACGGGATTTCCGGGCCGGCGTGTTAACGGTCGCCGTGTCGGAGCTGGCGGCGTGAGCGCGGTCCGAATGAAAATCTCCGGCGACCGGGAGCTGGCTCGGGCGCTCGACGTGCTCGGCGACAAAGCGAATCAGATCGTCAAGCCGGCGGTTAACGCCGGGCTGACGCCGATCAACAAAGCGGCGAAACGGAACGTCCCGACCGATATGGGTCTGCTGAAGCGGTCGATCGGGAAGCTCGTCAAAGTCTATAAGCGGTCGGGCGTGATCTATGGAGCCGTCGGAGCCCGGACGTCTCCCCAATTCAGCGCTCCCGACGCCGCCCAGGGCCGGGTTCGGATCCCGAAAAATTACGCTCATCTCGTCGAGCTCGGAACGATCGATCAGCCGGCCCGACCGTTTCTCCGCCCGGCGCTCGACGCGAACCGGACGACGGCGTTCGGGATCGTGAAAACGAAAACGATCCAGGGGATCGAGCGGCGAGCAGCTCGCGAGGGGCGGAAACGGTGACGGCGTTCGACGAATCGCTGTTTCAAGAGCTGACGACGATCGGGATCTCCGCGTTCGCTGACGTCGTCACGTTCCCCGTCGGCGAGCTCCCCGCGACGCCGCCGCCGCGTTATCTGACGTTCGAGGAAGTGAGCTCCCGTCATCCGGTCCATCTCGACGGCGGGTCCGGGGTCGCTGAATATCGGTTTCAGCTCAACGCGTGGGCGGTCAAGTATTCGGATTGTCGGGCGATCCGGGAGAAAATCCGCGAGCGGTTTAACGGTCTGAACCGGGCGGATATCGGGGCGGCGACGCTGACGCGTCTCCGGGCGTGTCGGATCGATTCGACCGGACACGATTTCAGCTCCCCGATCGACGGCTCGAAATCGGGCCGGCATCGGATCCGGATCGATATACTGTTCTGGCTGACGGAAACCGTGACGCCCGTTTAAGGGGATCTCGAAATGGCCGTTCAACCCGACGTCGGGACCGGGGCGACAGTAACGTTCACCGGGTTAACGCTGAATCTGCTCGGGATTAATCACAACGATATTTCCCGTCCCAAAGTCGCGACGTCCCATCTCGGCACGACGGGCGGACGGACGTTCATTCCGACGGACACCTACGAACCCGGCGAGCTGGAGCTGGAGGTTCAATTCGACGGGAAAGAGCCGCTCGCGAATAAACCGCCGTGGGAAGCGGTCGCGGGAACGCTCGATCTCGAATTCGCCATTTTCACGGGCACGAACACGACGAAAGCGAAGCTCACGGGCTCCGCGTTCTGTACGGGTTTTTCCTATAACGTGCCATTCGACGAGCTCATGACGGGGACCGTGACGTTCGCGTTCTCCGGCTCGATCACGTTCTCCGATGAAGCCGTCTAAGTTGCGGATCCTGATCGCTCCATTCCAGGACGGCGAGATCGGGCCGGCTCACGTCGCGGTCGAGATGGACGATCCCGCCGCGTGTGATCTGATCTGTCGCGGACGAGCCTATCGGGTTCAGCCGGAATGGAAGCCGAACAAGTTAACGGGCGTTCTGGAGCCGGTGAATCATGACGACGAAAGCGGAGCTGTTCGAGCTCGCGGGATCTCTACGGTCCGAAATCCTGAGCCTAAGCGTCGGAGATCCGCCGCGTCCGGTGACGCTGACGATTCGTGAATTGTCCGCGGACGACCGGATGAATTACGTTCAACGGATCAGTCCGGGCGACGATCGCCCGGTCGATCTCCGGCTCGCTCAGAATCTCATTTTCCATCTATCCGTCGTGGACGGCGGCGGCGAGCTGCTGACGTCGATCGGGGATCTCGATCAGATCGGGCGGCTCCCGTCGATGCTCGTCGACGCGGTCGCCGCCGCCGCCCGTGATCTGAACGGGCTGTCCGGGGACGCCGCGGAGGAAACCCGGGGAAACTGACGCGCGACGGCTCGGAGCTCTATTTCGCTCTTAAGCTGTCGCTGGAGATGGGGATCCCGGTCCGCGAGATGCTCCGCCGAATGAGCTCGACGGAGTTTCTCCAGTATCAAATTCTCTACACGATCGATCCGTGGGGCTCAGCTCGAGGTGATCTCCAGGCGGGCGTCGTCGCGTCCACGATCGCGAACACGGTCCCCCGGAAAAAGGGGTCCGCGGGGCGTCGCTGGAAGCCGGCGGATTTCGTTCTCGAATTTTTCCGCCGGCGTCGCCGCCGCCAAAGCGTCGCGGATATGGCCGCTATGATGCGATCATTCGCGGAGAAACACGGGACCGTTAAATAACTATGGCCGCTGTCGGAAAGATCGTCGCGGTTCTCACGGCCCGGACGGGCGGGTTCGTCAAGGGTATTAACCGGGCAGCGAACCGGAGCCGGCGGTTCGGGAAAGCGATCTCCGGCGTCGCGAAACGGGTCGCGAAATTGGGGATCGGGCTCGCCGCGGTCGCTGCCGGGGCGCTCGTTCTCGTCGTTAAGTCTCAGCTCAAGGCGATCGATTCGCTCGCGAAGCTGTCCCGGAATCTCGGCGTGTCCGTCGAACAGCTCCAGGCGTTCAAGCTCGCCGCGGCGATCGCCGGCGTCTCCGGGGAAGTGTTCGACAAAGCGCTGAAGCGGCTCGTTAAATCGACCGGGGATCTCGAAGCCGGACTATCGACACAGGTCCGGGCGTTCGAGCGGCTCGGGCTGTCGATCGAGGACGTCCGCGGGCTCCGCCCGGACGAGGTTATGAAGAAAATCGCCGACGCCGTCCGGGACGTCGGCGTCACGGTCAACACGACCGCGGCGATCATGGACATTTTCGGAGCTCGGATCGGGGCGGATCTCGTCGAGTTTCTCCGGCGGGGATCCGAGGGGCTGACGCAATTCGAAGCGGACGCGAAAGCGCTCGGGCTCACGATCTCCGGGATCGACGCCGCCCAAGTGGAAGCCGCGAACGACGCAATGACACGGCTCCGGGCCGTGATCTCCGGCGTCGCTCAGAAAATCACGGTCGAGCTCGCTCCGTTCATCACGGCGGCGGTTAACGAGCTGATCGAGATGGGGAACGTCGGCGAAGCGATCGGGCCGGCGATCGAGGGGGCGCTGGAGACGGCGTCGAAAGTGTTATCCGTCGGAGCCCGGTTCGTCCAGGCGTGGGTCGTCGCGTGGAAAGCGGCGGAGCTGGCGATAAAGCGGGTGCAGCTCGCGCTCGTCAACGCGTTCGTCCAGGTGGAGATTTTCCGCGGTGCGGATCTGACGGTCGGGCCGGCACGGGCGGCAATCGAAACTATGCTCAAGCTGGAGGGGCGGGTTAAGACGCTAAAACGCGAGCTCAACGACGGGTGGGACGATCTCGGCGTCGATTCGTGGGCTGAAGGGATCGAGGATCTGTTCGAGCGGATCCGCGACGGGGCGGACGAAGCCCGACGCGAAGCGGAGCGGCTCCGACGCGAGACGGATTTCCCCGGTGGGCTCGGCGAGCCGCCGCCGGCTCCCACCGCTCCGCCGCCGGCGACGGCGACGGCGGCGGCGGAGATCGCGAAAGCGATCGCGGACGAGCCGGTTCGCGAGCCGCGGACCGGGGATTTCGCTCAAGTCCGATTGAGCCGCGTCGCGCTCAACGGGGCCGGCGGCGACCGCGGCGACGATAAGACGAACGAGCTGCTGACGGAATCGAATCGCCGGCTCCAGGAAATGCTAAACGAGCTCCGGAACCCGAATCCCGTTCTGATCCGCTGGAGCTGATCCGATGCCGATTTCGTCGATCTCGGAAATTGACATTATCGAGGGCGTGTTCGCTCGCGAGACGGGCGGTCGCGTGACGGAGCTCCATCGGCTCGGGCGGTTCCGGGTGACGCCCGGAGACGGGACGTTCAACGAGGATCAGGTCGTTTTCGAGATGCTCCAGGACGTCGGGACGTTCCCGATCCCCGGAGCTCCCCATCCGCACGACGCCGCGCTCGTTCTGACGGATCGTGAGGTTCGGGCGCTCGACACGAATACGCTGACGTGTCTCTATGTCTACAAGCGACCGGATTCGGGTGGGTTCCCGCCGCCGCCGGCGAATTCGTTCGTGATCTCCGGTTCCGCCGGCGTCGAGCAGATCGAAACCGCGCTCGATCGGCAGTTGAATCAGATCACGGTCGCGGACGCCGGCGGGCTCGTCCAGGGCGGACGGATAACGCCGCTCGAAGCTCGATCCGAAATCAGTCTCCGCCAGAACGCGCTATCGTCGGATCCGTTCTCGTTCTCGGAGACGTGGACGAACACGGTTAACACGGGCTCGTTTTTCTACGACACGAACGCGACCGCGCGGACGTGGCTGTTCGCTCGCGTCGGGTTCACGCTCATCGAGCCGTTCTCTCTCCCGTTTCCGACGTGGGAATTCAATTTCGAGCTCCGCAAGAATCCGGACAAGTGGGATCCGCAAGTGATTTTCCGCGATCCGGAAACCGGGGAGCCGCCGGACGGGCTCGTCGCCGGCGTCGGCTATAAAACGATCCAATGGCATTCCGCGCTGAATTTCGCGACCCTATTCGGATGATCCAATGGCTGACGATCTGAAGCTCCGCGAGGTCATCGATCGGGGTCGCGTTTTCAGCGGCTCGAAACTGCTCGCCGGGCTCGAAATTGCAGCTCGGTCCGCTCCCGCCGGCGGGGCCGGCACGATCACGAAACAGACGTCCATCGGGTCCGTCGTCCAGGCGGTCGGGAAAGCGGGGATCCCGCCGCGTCCGATATGGGCGATCCTGAAATCGACGACGCCGGCGGCGATCCCGGACGCCCGTTATCAGGACGGATCCGGGAACCCGACCGCGTGGCGGTACGGGTGGGACGAAGCGATCGAAGCGGGGAACGAATTCATTCTGAAGCCCGGCGGACGGTCGAACGGGCTCCCCGGGTTTTTCAAATGCCGGAATCTCGCGGAGCTCGGAAACAACGGAGACATCGTCCGATACGGGGTGGATCTCGCGTCGCCGGCTCCGGCGTCGTCGCTGCTGATCCAGCCGATCGCCGGCGGCTCGATCGTGACGCTCGATCCGCGTCGAGCTCCGAACGGTCAGCTCGAATTGTATTTCACGGCGACGAACGAGATTCTCCCGATCTGCTGACGCTATGCCGCTGTTGAACCGTGCGAAATGCTGCGACGCTCCGCCCGGGGCCGGCTGTTGTCATTCGGGCGGGACGATCTGCGAGCCGGGGCTGACGACGGCTCAATGCAACGCGCTCGGCGGGATCCCGGTGACGAGCTGTCTCGATTGTGTGGAGGATCCGGAAATTTGTCCGCGGTCCGGGGACGACGTGTTCGCGTGTCCGCCGCCCAATAATCTGAATTGCTGCGAAACGGGTCCGAACGAATGTCCGCCGGGACAGCCGGGCGGGATTTTCGCGTCGTGTCAATTCACCGGGACGCTCGTCGTCCCGGATTTCGACGTCGGGTGTGACATTCATCCGCCGGCGGGGCTGTCCTGCTCGATCCCCGGAAACATGAGCGGACGAATGAACCGGACCGGCGGCTCGCCGTGTGGGTCCGGGACGACGTGCCGATATGACGTCGGCTGTTTTTCTGACGTCCCGATATCGATCGTCGGCGGAAACTGTCCGGCGACGCCGAATCCGAATTGTCCGCCGTCCGGCGGCGGCGGCGCTCCGCTGCTGGAGGTTTTATGTTGTTGCGGGACCGGGATCACGGCTCTATGTCTTTGCGTGACGCCGTTCGACGGCCCGTGTTCGAGTCTCCCGCCGGCGAGCTGTTGGACGGCGTCCGCGACGATTCACTACGATATTCCGTGTGGGAATCTATGCTCCCCGTCCGTGTTCGCCCGGTTCCGGGCTCCGCGGTC